TCCCGTATTTGATTAATGGATACGCCACACAAATCCGAAAACAAAGGAATACTAATTCCTCGATCTTTGTCTGACAAAAATCGGTGCATGATAATTTTTAAATCACGCTTTGGAATCGTGGGTTTCATTGTCCATACACCCCAATGCGTTTTAAGTAATCCGATACATTACGCCCAACGGTTAATTGCTCTGGAGTAAAGTCGTCTTGCACCCGTGAAATATTGCGGGTAATCTTTTGGGCTATTAGCCTAGGTTGTACTTGCTCGGCAAAGGCAGCGCACGCCAAAGCAGACGCAATTACTCGGTCATCCTTATTGCGCCCAGAAGCCATAATTGAGCCACCATCACGCACCATGGTTTTCATTTCTTCAATGGTGTCCATGTCGTAAATGTCCATCATGCCACGCTCAAAATAATCTTTCATGTAGGTGAGCATCCGTTCCTTGGTCGCAGCGGTAGTCAGCCAGCCAATGCTGTTGGATATTCCGCCCAAGGTGTCATTTCTGCGCCAAATGTAGTTTTGCATATTGGCGTACACATCCATTAGGTCTTTACCCAATGCGCTACCCATGTTGGCAGCTTGTCGTCTTAAATTCTTTAGTTCGTTAATCACGGCTTGACCAGGACCGTTAACTTCAAGGTTTAGGGTAGAGTTTTTGTATGCACCCGCTAAGTGAGCAATGATCCATGCAAACTGGTAAGTGTTTAGTTCCGATGTTGCAAAGGAAGCTACTTGCTCCATCCCATCAGCATATACCCGATAGACTTGAATACAGAAGCGATCAGCCCAATCAGAACTACCGTAAGCGGGATCAGCGCCAATAACATAATAAGCAGTATCAACAGGCTGCTCCCAAACTTTGAGCGAAGCCAGTCTTTCTGTGGATTTAAGGACTTCAGTATCTTGGAAGTTAACTCCAAAGCTGTATCTAAAGTATTCACAATCCATTCGCTTAATCTTTTTGACGGCATCCGTACACCTCGCATTAGAAAAGAAAGAAGTTCCCGTCATCACAAAAGCGTAGTCCTCAGTCGGTGGAAACTCCTGGTACATTAGGCTGTCATCTTTAATACCTTCATAGAGTTTCCAACGCCACCAGGCTATTTGACGGCTATTGATTTCAAAGTTGTACAGTTTTTTAATATCCCGTACCCATTCCTTTTCTTCGCCTGATAACTTGCCATCCCAATACACTTTGTAGGTTTGACCTTCAGGATCTAGGCTGTAGAGCTCATTGCGCCACCAGCCACAGAAAATAGCCCGTTGGGTTCTAGCTCGTTTAGCGGTGACATACATATCGTGGAACATATTGAAGCCACGGGCAGTCGATTCAAACAAGTACATACGATCTGGATTAGTTTCGGCTAAAGAAGCCAAAAGGGAAGCTAGTCCTTCTTCATCTCCCCAAGAACTTGTTTCCGTACCATGTAGGTATGTGATAGCCTTTCCACGACCAAGTGAACCTTTTGCTCTAAGTCCAGCGACTTGATAAAAAAGACGGCTGCGGTTCTTGAGGGAAAGCTGATTCCGATTGTGGGCAAGAAGCGGGATTCGATACTCTTTGGGTAAACCTTCCATATACATGGCAAGGGTGCTTCGGAACATATCTCGGTTTTCTTCGGTGTCTGTGGTGAGCGTTCCTTGCAATCCTGGATGGGTGAAGTGCCAGTAGAGATCAAGTGCGAGTGATATTGTAGTGATGCCAAGTTGCCTTCCTTTCAGGATGACAAAGAAATGCACATCCTCTGCCAACCCCTTTTTAATTTCATTCATTACATAGGTCTGCGTACCGAGCAGACTGCCCATGCGCTTTAGTCCTTGCTCTTTGGTTTCAATCTGTAGCTGAGAGCAAAAGTTGTAAAACTGGCTAAGGTTAAAATCCATTAGGTTTTAATCCACGGTAATTTGTTGTCAAACTTCTTGAGCATCCAAGCATTGCCTTGTTCAAAGAATTCTTTTTGCACCCCGCAACCACCACCTAAGCGGAAATTAAAGGTATGCCGATTAGTGCTTGTAAAGTTCGGGAATAGTTGCTTTGCTGCGTTATAAAAGTAACGATCTACGGCTAAGTCTTTGTTGTTAAGCAATATGGCAATCTGGCGTAGCTTGTCCGTTTTCATACCCCACATACACCAGTCCACAAAATGATGCCCTTCAATATTCCAGGCGTGGTGGTTTTCGCCAATGGCTTCGCAGTTATCGTCAAACAAATACTTGCCGTCTTGGTCATACACCTTTCGTAAGGAGTGCGCCCAGTCGTAGCCTTGTTCAATCTTTTTCATAATAGACTTTACATGATGCTCGTCATACCAGTCATCGTCATTGCAAAAGAAAGTAACATCCTCGGTAATGAGCTGTGGCGCAGCCGCTAACCAGCGCTGACCCAGCCAACCATTACCACCAATGGCGTTACCCCAATAAGACCAACGGGCATTGTATGGCGAGTAGTCCTTGGTCATGTCGTAGAACTGGGCAAGGCTACTGTCGTCATCCCCGTCACACAGCACATAGTGGTTGCATGAATAGCTTTGGTTTGCCACGCTACTTAGGCACTTTTCAAGCGTTTTTCCACCAGTCGTAACGGTAACTACAGCAGCAGTTTTCATTTGTAATCATCCTTTGGATCGTAAGGCATTGAGTTCAAACCAACCAAAACGCTACCCGCTTTAACATCAAAGATATGGTGCTGTTTTGGCAAAACGGTATAAATCTTGCCAATCTCCATGGGCTGCGTATCCATGCCTTTAATTATTAACTTAGCCTGACCTTCGCACAAAATAAACTTTTCGGTTTTAATCTTGTGATAGTGGTTACCAATGGTGCAATCCTCTTTAATCTCTAAGAGCTTAGCTTCTGGAAAGCCGTGCAAGCGTCTGCGGTGATCCTCATGGAATGAGCTTAACTTTTTCATTTCAGCATCCATCATAATTTTGACCAGTTCTTTAAACTTAACCTTTGGCTCAAATCCTAAAAGCTGTTTGCTTTTAAGTGCATCGCCACACAACAAATCAACCTCGGCTGGTCTAGTTAAACTTTTGTCGTAATCCACATAATCTTCCCAGTTCTCAATGCCTACGCATTGAAAGGCTAACTCTATCCACTCCTTAACGCTGTGCGTTTCGCCTGTGGCAATTACAAAATCATCGGGTGTTGGGTGTTGCATAATGGCGTAAATCCATTCCACATATTCTTTAGCGTACCCCCAATCTCGTTTGGCATCTAGGTTTCCCAATACCAACTTATCCCGTTTTTGATTGGCAATCTCAGCTACAGCTTTACAAACCTTACGGGATAAAAATGCTTCACCCCGTCTTGGACTTTCATGGTTAAACAAAATCCCGCAATAGACTTTCATGCCGTAGGCTTCTCGCCATACCCTTGCTAATTCATAGGCATGGACTTTAGAACAGCCATACGGTGAGCGTGGATAAAATGGGGTGGTTTCTCGCTGGGGGGTTTCTTGGACCTTGCCAAACATTTCAGACGAACACGCTTGGTATATCTTGCAATCTAAACCCATGGTGCGCACGGCTTCCATAATCCGTAGCAATCCATTGGAGTTAATGTCTTGGGTTACATCGGGATGGTCATACGAATCCCGCACTTGGCTCATGGCAGCTAAGTTGTAAATCTCATCTGGTTGCACCATACCAATAATCCGATATAGGCTAGTAGCATCTTGCATATCGCCTGTATGCAAAGTAATTTGATTAATGACTTCGCTTAGGTTTGACAGATTAGGTTGGCTGATTCTGCGCACCATACCATGAACCTCATAACCCTTGGATAGCAATAGCTCGGTTAAGTACGATCCGTCTTGACCACTAATCCCCGTAATAAACGCTTTCATTCTTTTCTTTCTATATCTGTTTCAATACATTGTTTGCCATACTGGATTTCAACAATCTTGCATGGGGTTTGGTATGGATTGGTTAATTGATGCCATTGGGTTTGACCAATGTGGTAATAATCATGTTGCTTGAGATATTGACCATTGACCATACACTCGCCCTCTGCAATATGCCAATACTCGCTACGGTCTTGATGGCGTTGCATACTCAGGCTTTGTTTTGGATTTACGGTTAACTCTTTAACCTTTGTACCTGGAACTTCATGCAATACTCGGTAATAACCCCATGGTCTTTCAGTTTTAGGAGCTTTCCACTTCTCTAAAATCCACGATGATGAGTTTTGCTTGTTTTTACCGCCAACGGCAAAGACAAACTCTACATTGCCATCCATTACATCCATTTCTGGAATGTTAGCTTTAGTTCTATCGCCACCGTTAACAAACACAATCCTAGCCTTGGGAAACAAACCACGCACTTGATAAATTGCATCTTTGGCAGAATTGTCTTGATCCTTAAAACCAAGGCACATAGCTACGCTTTTTAAGTTTTCAATAACGCTCTTGCGCTCCGCAAATGGCATAAACGATCTACCCTTTTTACGCCCTAACCAATCGTCTGAATTTAATCCCACAATTAAACAGTCACCCAACTGTCTGGCTGCCTGTAAATACTGGATATGCCCAGAATGGATTGGGTCAAAACCACCCGTAGCCAACACTATTTTGTCCATTTTTTTATGCGTATATTTTCAAATTTAGGAATATCCCAATACGCTACCTTTAATCTGGCTTCGTGGTTACGGGCTAGATTAATAAGCGCCACATAAGTCATGCTTGAATAGTTCTTTTTCCATTCATCTGCTAACTTTACTTTTTGGCGCTTAGTCCGACAAGCAATAGCTTTGAGCATTTCGGTTTTGTACATTAGGCGTTCTTCAGTTAGCTTCTCAATGTCGCTCTTGGCTGTCATCCTCACCTACCAAAACCCGTAAACGATCTAACTCAGCCTGGGCTTGCATCAACAGCTTGGAACTTTCGGCATGAACTCGCATTAATTCGTGGAATACTTGCTCCTTATCCATTGCCCAGATGCGTTGCATATACATCTTTTTAGCATCATCACTTGCTTTTTCAATTAGCTCATTGACGCTCATTGAGCCATTGGCTTGATTTATTGCGTTCTCCATACCCGTACCCCATCCCCTTCTCGCCTAGCGATAAACTTTTTACCCGATACCTTGC